TCGCTAAACTTCTTGCAATAGACTCTCCTGATCTTCCAATCGTATAGCCACCCAAACCAACTGTAAGTAATGTCCAAACATCAGAAGGTAAATCTACTTGTGTTTTAACTTTGATTATAAGAAATAAAATTGGACTAAGAATATAATTCCAAGCTACAATTAAAATAAGTAAGTACATAAGAGTTGGTCTCCAACCAGAAACGTACCAATTACTTTTAGCTTCTGCTTCAATAATTTTTGCAGATGCTTTCATTTCTTCTGTGCCTGATTGCATTAACTGCATATTCATTTCAGCTTTTAATTTTTCAGCTAAATCTTTATCAGGAATAGCTTTATCAACTGTTTTAAATATTGTGTTTAGTAGTGGTGCAAAAGCACTTAAAGCTGGAAGCATATTAATCTATTGCACAAATGTTAATTTCACCTGTACCCCCACCATGAGATATAAAAGCTATTTTTTCACCACTCTTAAAAGCAAATATTTCAACATAATCTGGTGGTAATAATAAATCTTCTTCAGTCGCAGTTGGATTAGCACCAAATTTAATATGACAATGTCCAGTAGTTGATAATCTTACTAATCCTGAACCAGTAATAATAACTGATGATTGTGCTGATGATGAACCTATTGTGTGAGATTCTGGTGTAAAATCTGGGTCTATCTTAGTTACTATATAATTTGACATATAAAACTCCTTAAATTTGCCTATTTAAACCGACAAATTACCCCTTTTTTTTGATATTATAGGTTTAGTTGTCGTTTATCGTAATTTTAAAGCCACTATGCCTTAAAATAGGTTTAAATGATATTATCTACTTTTGGTTGTATCTATAAGTAGTTCTATGTAGTGTTTAGCTTTTAACAAGTCTTGCACACCACCCTTCTCTTTAAAACGTAGAACGTACTTTATGATATTTCCTTCTACAAATCCAATATTATTTTTAATGATAAATTCTACTGGTTGGATTTTATATTTCTTATAATGGCTTCCACCAACTTGCTTTTTAAATGACTTCATAGATAGTTCTTCCGTTTCCTTTATATGCTCTTAAATACATCTTACGATTATTACCTTTATTGTAAGAGATATGAACCCAACCTGAGTTAGCTTCTTCTGGTTTCCAAAATTCAAGAATTACTTGATCGTAAAATAAATGACTAACCACCCAGTCGGCTAGTTCTTTATTAGGCACTCCTAAAACTTCGCAATCAACTGCCATACCAAGTGCGTGTTGTGATGTAGCAGAAGAACCTATGGCTTTGCATAATTCAGGAGAACGATAACCAGATGTTATTTTGATGTCGCCAAATTCATTTATAATTGGAGTTATAACTTCGTGTATTAATGTTTGTAGGTTAATTAGGATTTGATCTGTGGGAGTATTGTCTATACCAAGTCTTGTAGCAGTTTCAGAAAATAATAGTTCCTTCAGACTAACTTCTCTCATATATAAATATTGTTATCCCAATCTCCGTTTCGCTTCAAGTACATTGGTGTTAATGAAGGCATACCATTAGTAATTAATCCACAAGATAGAATTGGTTTCTTTAAATTAAGTCTCATATAATTCATAGCAAGAGCATCTTTGTTAATTAAACAACCAACAGTCATTCCAAAGTTTAAATGGAAATCGTTTCCATGAAATCTTACTTCGCTGATTGTATGATAATGACCCTGAACTACTGATAGAGCATATTGAGCAACTGCTTTAGAAACATCAGGAGAAAATTGATGTCCAAATAATATTCTTCCTTTGCCTGTATCTATAAAATGCTTTTCTTTCCAGTTCCAACCATTACCAACTTCTAAAATTTGATTGTAAGACTTAATAAAAGACTTAGTCATTCCTTTTGCCATAGCACGTCTTAAAACCATAGAACCATGATTTGATTCTAGTAAAGTCATTTGTGGGAATAGTTTATGAAGTCTATGTATTTCTTTTTTACCAAGTTCTAATTCATCTTTAGGAGATGGAAGATCAGGGTCTATTGTGTGAGATACATTTATAGAATGGAAATCCATTTCATCACCAATGTTTACAATAGTATCTGGTTTATATTTAGCTTTAAGTTTAGTTAAGAATCCATGCCAGTCTTTATGAGCAAATGGAAAGTGTAAATCTGATATGACTAATATTCTCTTATTTTTCATATACCTTTCCTGTTAGTTGTATTTGCCGATTTAAGCAATAGCTATTTAGCCAAGAACAAAGTCAATAAAGCCATGCTTAAAGTTCCTAAAGCTATAAAGATAGACCAGAATAGTTTTTCTAATCTTTTTTCAAGCTTGTAAACAGAAGTGCCTAGTATTTTAATTTCTCTACGAATTCCTGTGATATGACCCTTTAGACTTATTAATTCTTCGTTGTGAGTTCTTGCCATTGTCTTTTTCGCATTTGCAAGACTTTAGCAAGGCACACTCACCAATCCAAAGTTTGAAAATACACATTAAATTTTATGCACTAATATCAAACTATTGTGTTTTAATAAAGTTATTTCTTATAAAGTTTTTCTACTGTGTCTGCGTAGTTCTTCCAAAAGCTTTTAGCATCTTCAAAAGCATCTGCGTAGAACTTAGACCAATAGTTTTTAATGTCTGAATAATTTAACATTGTTATCTCCGTTTGTTTAAAGAGATATGGTAAGTCTTATCAGTTATTTCAAGTTTAAATGTTCTTTAACTGACTCAATAATGTACTTAGCTATCTCCCACTTCCATTCTGCGTATAAGCCAAGTATTAATCCTAGTATAAAATAAATCATATTTTTTTAATTACTTCTTCTAACGACTCTAACACTTCCCAACCAGTAGTACCATTATGAAGAATTGTTGTATTTTTGTTTGTACTAAAAATAGATGTTATATTGTTTATGTTTAGATATATAGCTTTACCTTTAAAATCAGGATTGTCAGCAACATTGGTAAATCCAATAAACTTATCAGATTTATTATCTAGTTTTAATTTAGTGATTTTTTTGTTTTCTAGTTTTATTACTTTTGACATATACCTTCCTTTTTAAATTATTCTATTAAATCCCAAGACAAAGTCAATTCGTTCCAAGTGTAATTTTCTCCATCTGTTGGGTAATCTACTGGTGAATTCCATAGACAAGTATCTTCGTTTAATATCCAAGAGTTAAAAGGTTTAGGTGGAATGAAAGCATCTCTATTTTCATCGTATGTATAACCTATTCCTGCGTAATTTTTTCTAAAAGGTGTTCCTCCTAATTGATGAACTCCACCGATTGTATTGTAAGAAGTACGTTTGCAAAGTTGTCCACGAAAAGAACCATATTGTTGTTCCCAGTTAAAATTACCTTCTTCTTTACCAGTGATAACTTCTGTTACTATATTGTTTTCATTTAAAAATGCGTAATGTGCCATAATATTAATTAAATTGTATTGTTCCTGTTCCAGCAGTAAATGAAGTAACTTTAAATCCACCAGCAGAACTTGTTGAAAATGTTAAACCACCACCTGAATTTGAAACAGTAAGTGTATCTGGGTATTTAATAATAACAACTCCTGAACCCCCTGCTCCACCAACAGTTGCAGATGTTGTATAACCTCCTCCTCCTCCACCACCTCCTGTATTAACTGTACCTGCTCCAGCAGAGCCACCTCCAGCATTAATTACTCCTGCACCACCTCCTCCATTACCTCCAGCACCTTGTGTAACAGTACCTGCTCCACCTCCTCCTCCTGCTCTAGTTACTGATGAACCAGTTATTGAAGAAGTTGTACCTGCACCTCCAGCACCACCTGTTGAAGCAGAAGCATTAGAACCAACAGCACTTGAACCTCCTCCACCACCAGATGCAGAAGTTGATATTTGATTTCCAGTTCCAGCACCTCCATTACTACCTTGACTTGGAGATGTGCTTGGAAAGTTACCTAACGCATTATCAATAGTTATTGAACCTCCTCCACCCCCTGAACCTCCACTACCTCCAGAAATACTTGAAGTGCCACCTAAACCTCCACCAGTAGAAGTTATAGTGCTAAAAACAGAATCTGAACCTTTGACTCCAGTAGCATTACTACCACCAGCACCACCAGCACCAATTGTTACTGTATAATTTGTTGCGACATTTAAAAATTGAGAAGTAAATGAACGATAACCACCTGCTCCTCCACCTCCACCAAAAGTATTAAAATTTGCTTGTCCACCACCACCCCCCCCACCAGCTATGACTAAATAATCTGCTGAAAATTGAGAAAGTGATGTAACATCTGTTCCTTCATTAACTCCTGATGTGGCTAACCAACCTTGTGTTGAATCTATATATGTAAAAATTGCACCTTCTCTCTCGCCTGTAATTGCTAAATTAACTGTTCCACCTTCTATTTTGTTTCCATTACGATCAATTATAATTTGATTTGTATCTGCTGTACCTGCATAATCAAATATTTGAACTTGATCTCCAGCACTTGGTGTTGCAGGAAGTGTTACTGTAAAAGAAGATGAAGTTGTGTTGCAAGGATATGCTTCTCCTTTTACTGCTGTAAAGTTTGCAGTCTTGACTGATTGTAAAGATAGACCAGCAGAAGCAAAAGATAATACTCCTGAACCATTTGTAACCAATGCTTGACCAGAACTTCCATCTGTTGCAGGTAAAGTAAAAGTTAAATCTGAACTTACACTTGCTGGTGCTTTTAATGCTACATAGTTAGTTCCATTAGCTGTTGTTTCACGAAAGCGAATTTCTTTTTGATTGTCTATAATTAAATTTACTGTTGATGTAGAAGCTGAATCTGTAAGAGTAAGAACTGTACCAGTTGCAGTAGATGACAGCCCAGTAATTGATACTGTTGAATCTAACCAGTTTACTGTGTTAGCTGAATGGTCAATAGTTGCTAAAGAGATGTCATCAGCACCATCATAATATTTTAATGTAGGTGTAGTTGCAGAAGTTGTGTCTAACCAAAGCTGACCAGCGACAGCACCAGTTGGTCTTGATGTTCCTGAATTTGTAGTTTGAATTGCTGATAAAGCATTATTGATGTCTGTTCTTACTGCTGGGAATGTAGCATTAGAAATAAAATAATCGTGTTGTGCCATCTATCTAATATCCTTTAGCCATATAATCAAATGTTTTACTAATTCCAGTACCAGAACTATTTTTAAAAGCAACATCAAATCCATTAACTGTTTTGTTTGTTAATAAGAAATAGTCTCCTGTTGCCATTCCTTGTGCTGTAATACCAACTGCATAATTAGCAGAATAAAAAGGTAAAGTAAAGGTAACTGACTTTGTTCCTGTTCCTGAAACAATATCATTTCCACTAAATATTCTATCTGGCATATCAACTGTAACTGATAATGCTGTAATAACTGGAGTAGAAACTCCATCTAAAGAAGTTAATCTCATTTTAAATTTATAATATCTAGCTGTGTAATCACCGACTACAAAATTTCTAAATGAAGTATAAGTTATGTTGTCAGCAGATGTAGCAATTTCTAAATGTGAATTAGTAAATGCTGGTGCGTTTCCGTCAAATGAACCTGTTGCATCGTCAAAAAGTGTAAATCCTCTACCACTATCAAATAAATCTGTTGGATCTTCTGCGTATTGTGTAATTGTTGCAGTTATTCTTGAAGTAAATGTTCCCCCTAAATCTATTGGTGCAGAAAATAAATAGATACCTTCACTTGCTAAAGATGTAAGTCTTAATTCTCCACCAGATAAAGTTAAGTTAGTTTTAGTTCCTGTAAATGTTGGAGATTCTGTCTGTGTTGTAACTGCATTAAAGTTACCAACTGCTAATAAACTTGTAGATATAATTGCTTCATTAACAGATAAGTTACCAGCTTTATCTACTGCCTTTATAAGATATGAACCTACTCTTGCTGGAACTGTAATTGATGTAGCTGGTCTTGCAACTTTTTCAACTAATGTAACTGAGTTAATCCAAGAAGCACCAGTTGTTGCTGTGGAAAAACGAATAGCATAATAAGCCAAATCTAAATCTGGTATTTGTTTCCAAGACAAATGTGCGTCTTGACCAACAATGTTACAAGCAAAATCTTCAACATCACTTGGTAAAGCTGTTCCACCAATAATAGTTCTTGATGCAGAAGTATAAGTAGAACTAACTCCTAATGTATTAAATGCTTTTACTCTTACGTTATATATATCTCCATCTATCACATTTAATATTCTTTGTTCTAAACCTCTACCTTGTCCATGAATTATATAATCAGTTTCATCAGATCGTTTATATTCAACTTGATAGTAGTCCACAAAAGAATCTGGCGAAGCACCTATTGTTACATCTAAAGCAGTAATAACAACTCCATCTGAGTATTCAATTAATTGGTCATCTAATGTAACTGAAGCAGGTGCTTGTACTAAATTAGGATTTGGTAAAGTAGTATCAGCTATTGTAGGTGCTTCTGATTTTTCAGACCAAGTATAGAAGTTATCTTGATGCTCAATAAGTTTTAATGAAACTGTTGAATCTGTATTTATACTTAATCCATAAACTCTAAATAGTTTTGCACTAAATCCACCTGTTACATAAGTAAGATCAACTAAATCTCCAATAGTTAAATTAAGTGCTTCAGAAGTAACCATTACTTCTACAGCTAAAGCATTTCTTGATCTCTTTAATATTATTTCACAAAGTTCTTCTGCTTGATAAGGATTAGTTATTCCTTGAAATGTAAAGTTACCTTCTAAATTAGTTCCGTTATCTTCAGCTAATAAAGTTGCGTATTGATCTGCAGATGGTAAACCAGAATCATCAGCAGGTGGGAATGTAATTGTATCTTCTTGCCACTCTTTACTAGGATTAACAAATGTTCCTATAACTCTATTGAATTTAGAGTTTTTCTTTTCACCAAATATTTTAATACCACCAATAATATTATTTGCATTTAAACTTAATTGTGAACTTCCAGTATTCTCAATGATTAAAAAGTATTTACCTTGTGTGTAAGTAAATATTGCTCTCATTGGATTTAATAATTCTCTTACATTGTCTATAAGCTTTTGTTCTGTGTCTAAAACTATATTAGTTTGAAATAAGTCTATATCTGTTCCACCTGAATAAGGAGTTACTTGTGTATCGCAAAGATCTGCTGAACTCTTAAATGAATCGTAATTAGTTTCAAATGCAGTATTTGGTAAAGCTTTTCCATATCTAGCATTTCTTAAATAATCTAAAAGAACTAAAGATGAATTGTTTGAATAAGTCCAAGTAGAAGCTGTGTCTTGTCTATGAGAACCAGAACCACCTTTAGTAGAATCTAATCTAGGGTCATATATTTTTTTGCCTTTAAGAACTACTTTTACTTCTGGCAAAGAGTTAAAAGCATCTTGATTCCAAGTAAACTTAAATGCAAGATAAGCAACACCAGATAATTTATGATTACTTCCCCAGTTAGTTGATTCATCTAGTATTGAAGATACAGATTGATTGTCTAATCCATAAAATGCTTGTACTGATATTAAACTAGCACCATCTTTATAATAATTAGTATCTGAACTATTTACTGTTCTTAATGTTCCATCTGTTAATGAACCTGACCAAGTAACAAGTTTATCATTAATATAAATTTCATCTACTGATTCAATTCCATTTCCACCACCTTCACAAAGAACTCCTGCCATGTATAAATAGTTATTATCTGTGCCAGAAGATTCTACAAATACTCTTGAGATACCAACTTGTCTTTGACCATATACAACTGGGATAGCTGTATTGTTAGAAGCTTTATTAACTAATATTCCTTGTGCAGTTTCTTGTTGTTGAACATTTCTTTTTGGTGGTTCAGGTTTTAATACCCAAGATATAGCTGTTGTAACAACTAACTGAACGACTGCTGATGTGATTGGATCAAAACCCATTAAATATGAAACTCCCTTTTAAATTTCATAGATCTTCTGTAGATAGTTGAGTCATCAGCTATCCTTAACCATTTTAAAGGTTGATCTACTTCTAATAAATTTCTAAAGTATTCTTTAGTCCAATTCATAATCTCTCTTAAATGACTTTTAGCAACTGTTTCAATATGCCAAATATTGTTTCCTGATTTCCATTCATTAGATTTTAACTTCCCTGTTGTCATAAATCTTTTTTCTACTTCATCTGATAAAAATGCCCAGTTAGTAAAACCCACAACTTCTCCATTAACTTGATGAAGTTGGTATTGTTCTAAATTAAAAGAAGGTAAAATTGCATTTACTAAATCTTGATATTTCATTTTATCGTATCTTGGGAATTGCCTATACAGATGTATAATTTTATATAAATCAGTTATGCCTTGCCCCATTTAATATCCTTTGCAGTTTGTGAAGCATAATCAAATCCTACGTCAGTTGGGAAATGTAATGCTTGAGAGTTTGTATTAGTTTTTCTTCCTTTAGTTTTATCAAAATCTGCCCAATGTGAAGCAATAGATATACTTACAACAGAATTAGTTTCATCTTCTTCAATGCTTAGATTTTCAATTCTTCCATCAAATAAAAGAAATGGATAATTAACTAGTGCTTGGTTCTCATCTAAGAAACCTCTATATACCCATGCTCTTTTATCCATATAATCATTGTTAAGAAATAAAGAGATAATAGTTTGATCTGCACCACCAAATTTTACTACTAAATTACTTACTGATACTTCTGAAGATTCTGCTGATTCTGAACTTCCTAAAAATAAAGATGATGCAACATAAGTGTTACCATCAAATGTAATATTCTTATAATGATCTGTATAATATGAACCTGTGCTTACTCCTAAGTAAACTAGTTCTACTGGATTAAGTTTATTAGTTGCTAATTCTGATATTAAAGAAGCATTGAGTGATCTAGGCATTACAATACCTCTATAAGATCAACTTCGTATTGGAAATAGTTTTCTGTGCCTACTCTAAATTCTTGAACGTCATTAGTTAGTCCAACTGTAAAATCTACATTAGAATAAATTAATACTGCATTATCAGCTACGTTAGATCTTAATGGTGGTTCAAATGTTAATGTTCCTGCACCAGAACCATTAGATGATACATCAGCAACAATCATATAAACTTTTGATTGTCCAGTAAATCTAAAAAAGTCTCCAGCTTTAAATACACCAGTTAAATTGTTTCCCATACCATCTATTGAGCAAGAAGTAGCACCAGCACTTATAGCACCAGCAACAGATATAACTCCTGTTGCAACTCCATTGGTTGAAGCCATAGTAGCAGGTGTATATTGGAATGATTCTAATTGTGATCTTTGTTTCATTATAAAAGCAAGTATCGGTGCAAACTCACTTCTAGTCATTACTGGGAATAAAAGAGTTAGTTTAAATCTTTGTCCATCAATTTGTCTTGATTGACGTCTGCCAGAAACAGTTGTTGAAACAATAGTATTTTGTTGTGAACTTATTGAAACTGATCTTGTTGTAGGTGTTGAAGGAAAAGTACCACTCATTATACTAAACTAGATTTTCCTTTCGCATTTAAAGCTTGGTTCATAATATTTACAATAGTTGATCTGTTATTTAATAGCAAATCTTTTACACCTCTTACATCTGTTGCAACAATAGTGAAGTTATAATTGTTAGCACCAACTCCTAAGTCTTGATTAGGTACAATAGTTCCATTTGTATTTGGTACAAATAATTCTCTACCTCTTTCTCCAACTGTAATAGGTTGTCCACCTTTAACAGCACCACCTTCAGCAAAGCCACCAAATATACTAGAACCTATGCTAATTAAATCTCCTAGTCCAAAACCATTCCCACCACCAGAAGAACCTGATGTATTTAATGAAGCTAATGTAGATTGGTAACCTAATTGAGTTAATAATAAATTGTTTTGTTTTTGTATTTCTCTTGTTTTATCTTCTTCTAAAGCTTTTCTTAATCTATCTAATGCAAATAAAGATAGTTTTATTAATTGTTCTTCAATTAGTCTTTCAATAACTTGAACTAAAATCTTTTGTGCTAATTCTCTAAAAGATTGGTTTAAAGATTTACCAAGCACTATTGCTTCTGCAATACCTCTAGAAACACCTTTAATTCCTTCTACAACACCCTTAGATAATGTTTCTTCAATAGTTTTGAATGTAAGTTGTGCTTCTCTTAGTTCTTTGTTTAGTAATCCAAAAAAAGATGTATCTGCTTTTCTAGATGTAGGTGGTGTTATAGCACCTTGTTCTAATTGACCCCTAGTAATTTCTATCTTAACTGTTTTGTCTAATCCTAAGAAATCAACTAACTTATTGTATAAGCTAATTGTATCTTTGATTGTATCATTTAAGAATTGGAAAGCACCAGTTAATGAGTCAGCAATAAATGAGAATACTTTTCCTAATGCTTTTATTAATGGGTTTAGTGTTGATAATAATTCTTTAAGACTGTTTATTAAATCTATTAATGCTCTGTTAAATCCACCACCACCTGATAGTGTTTCAAATGCTTTTAAAAACTCTCTACCTAAAGATGATATAGCAGTAGATAAATTGTTTACTCTAGCTTCATTAGCACCAGCAAATGTTTCAGATAATCCTTCTTGTAAAGCTTTCAATATTTTTTCAGAGTTACCAGTACCTTCAGCAAACTTAGCCAAAGTATCTTTTGTAACTCCAAGTTTCTGCTCTAAAATATCAAATACTGGAATACCTTTACCAGCTAATTGATTTAAAGATTGCAAACCAAGTCCACCTTGTGTTCCTTTTGCAAATAATCTTGTTAAGTCGTTTAATGTATCTATTTCATTTCCAAATACAGAAGCAGTATTAATAAATGTAGTTAATAATTCTTCAGTAGGATTTATCCCAGATGAATATAGTGCAACAAAAGCATCTGATAATTGTTCTACACTAAACTTTGATCTTAATGATAAATTTTGTAATAGTTGAAAAGCATTGTTACCACTTTCTATTGAACCAGTAACAAATTTTAGTGTAGTTCTTAGGTTCTCAAATGATGCAGTTGTATTTATAATTGCTCTAAGTGTAGCACCAGTAGCAAATGCTAATACTGCATTTTTAAGAGTAAGAAAACTTGTGCTAACTTTTTGTGTGGTATTATTTGTTTCTTTTAAATTCTTATTAAGATCGTCAAATGCTCTTTTAGTATTATCAATTGCGTTTAGGCGAATGTCTATCTTGTTGTCTACCATGTAATTTTTCTTTTTCTGCCTTCACCTTAAAATATGCAATCCAATAATAAAACTCGTCTTGTGTTAAAAGACTAATTTCTTCTACACTTTTTTTTAACTCGTGAGCTAGAGCAAGTATAGAATAAAGCTCTACATCACCTCTTACTTTTTTTCAGCTTCCTCGTAAGAAATGCCATTCAACATTTCTGTTGCTACTCTAGCTATAACATTTGGGTCAGCATTATTCAATAATGTTTGCTTGTCATCTAGCTTAAATATTTTATTACCTTCACCATCTCTAGCTTTTAAAACAATAGCATCTACTAAAACAGCTATGTCATCATTTCTAGCACCTTTAAATAGGTTTCTTTTTTCTCCTAATGAAAATGGTGTGCAGTATATTGTTAAAGGTTTGCCTTCCTCGCCCCACTCAGCAACCTCAATTTTTTTAACACCTTGTTGTTCAAAATGTGCCTTCACTCTATCTATTACGTTCATATCTTCCTTTTCTAATTAATAATTAATTACGCAGTTCCTAATGTTATTGCACCAGTACCTGTAAATGTTATTTCAGCTTCTACCATTCCATCAAAAGATGCTGATATGTTGCTACCAGTTATGATTGCATCACCATAGTAATATTTATCTCCTGAACTTGCACCTTCTGGGTACACTTTCAAAGCTATTGATGTTCCTAGAACTAAAAGTAATTGACCTGCATCAGCTTCATCAAAAAATAATGATGCTGAACCTGACCAACCTTTTAAAGCAGATTTATATGTTCTGCTAGTATCACCCATTTGAGTATCTTCAATAGTGTCAGCAGTTTGCTCTAAAGAGTAACTTCTAAGTTCGCCTACTGTTGTTGTTGCTACTTTTATAGTTCCTTCTGAACCAGTATGAGTTGCCATGTTTGTTTTCCTTGTTTAGTTAATGTTAAGGTGTGCCAGATGTATATTGGTACATAACTCGCACCACCATTCTGATACCACCTATTGGGAACAAAACTCCTTCATCAGTAGATACTTCTACTACTTGAGTTTGTTTTGCATACCCACCTCGTGTTCTATCAGAATTTAATCTAGTTTCAATCGTAGTGATTAACTCATTACGTTTTGTATCAATATTTGTTGTAGTTCCTTTTACATATCCAACAATTACAAAGTCAGCAGTTGCTTGTCTTGTAATAGTGCTTGATGTCATTGTTTCATCTGATCTAACTTCATTACCAGATTGCACAAAACAAGCTGGATATTGT